TATCTATAACAGCCGTACTTACGTCATTTATATAGGTAGTTGTATCATCAATTTCACCGGAAATACCGGTTGATGTACTGAGTAGCGCGTAATTTATGGATGTGCTAAATGCGTTAAAATCGGTATTTGTTGTAAAAGACGATAATTGTTGAGCAGTCCATTGTGATGTAGAATAGAGTCCAGTATTTATAAGAGCGACCAAGAGTGTAGAGGTTATAGCATCTTGAAGTCCAATACCAGTACTCATAGATGATAACGCAAAATCAAACGATGAATTTTGACTACTTAGCAGTTGATAAAAAGATGAAAATCCTACTAAAGCACTTACTGTACTATTTGTTGCGTTCAATGTACTTTGATAGTACGAATCAAGTTGGATTTGGAACGAATTTGCCGTTGATAAGAACGCACCGTTGATATTTGTAGATTGTGTCAATAAGATATTTTGATAGTAAAGTAAGGTACTAATGGATGAATAGGTATAATATTCAAAGGTACTAAATCTGCTAAGAAGTGTACTTGGGGCTATTGAAGTGATGAGTGTACTCAAATTAACATATGTGCTCTGTATAGCATTTCCCACCGCACTACTCAGTGTAGATAGCGAATCAGGATTCACACTATTGCTCCAGTACGTCTGACCTTGACCATTCGCATAGAGTGTATAGAGTGACGAAATAGGATAGTTTCCACCGGTACGGAAAGTTAGTTGCTGAAGCAACAAATTATTTAAGTTCGCTCCCGTAGGATACGCCATTCTAACGTTGTAGGGCATTTTTGCCGGCTGTGTAAAGACGCAGCATCTAAAAACAACTTATAGACTTAGAGTAAGAGTACCATGTCAAATTCAGGAGGACTTCTCCAGTTGGTTGCTACCGGACGGCAGGACATCTATCTTTCCGGTAATCCGCAGACGACTTTTTTCAAACAAGTGTATCGCCGCTATACAAATTTCAGTATTGAGACCCAGCGTATTCCATTTGATAGCGCTGTTGATTTTGGTAAACTTATAACGGTGACTGTACCACGACAGGGCGACCTCTTATCGCAGGTATATTTACAGATTAATCTACCGCAAATTACACCGGCGGGACCGCAGCCCTATCCACAGGGCGTAATTACCGAACAACCTACAAACTATGCACAGATTACGAATTCGGTCAGCTGGGTCAATGGTGTAGGTTATGCGATGATTGATTATATCAGTATTTGGATTGGTCAGCAAGAAGTCGACCGTCATTACGGTGAATGGATGTATCTCTGGACACAGTTAAGTACGCCGGGGTCAAAGAAGGACGGTATTTATTTTATGACGGGAACCCAAGAGGTGTTTAATGACCAGTCACAGTCAGGACCTCTCAATCTCCTTGTTCCACTAGACTTCTGGTTTTGTAAGAATCCAGGTCTCGCTTTACCGCTTATTGCTCTCCAGGCGACGCCGGTACGTTTCTACATCCGTCTCAAGAACGGTAATGATATGGTATTTAGTAATAGCTTAGAGAACGCAATCCTGAACAATAGTCCGAATTGCCCAACACAGCTTACACAGGCTCCTGTAGTGATTACTGATATGGTGATGTGGGGCGATTATATCTATCTGGATACGGAGGAGCGTCGTCGGTTTGTCAGCTCGCGTCACGAGTATCTGATTGAACAGGTCCAGCAGCAGAAGCGTTATAGTATTCCCCTCAATACGACACGTATTTCTGTTCCCCTTGTGTTCAATAATCCGATTAAGGAAATGATATGGGTAGTGAATGAGGATCGTATGCTTCAGGCACACGAATACTTTAACTACGGCAGCCGTATGTTGAACGAGACCGGCATTCCCAATTTGGATATTATTGCTACGGCACTGCTTCAGTTTGATGGTTACGACCGTTTTGAGGAGCAGTCGGCACCGTATTTCCGTTTGATGCAGCCTTGGCAACGTCATACAGCCATTCCCAACGATTTTATCTATGTATATTCCTTTAGTTTAGCCCCGGAGGCAGAGCAACCTATGGGTACTTGTAACGGCAGCCGCTTGGATTCTATTGTACTACAACTGACGATGAATCCTCAGGTACAATCGTACCCTGCGGGCGTCACGACATATGCGACGAATTACAATGTATTGCGCATTGTTGCTGGTTTGGGCGGCGTTCTATTCACTGTATAAATTAAGATAAAAACCATTAGAGATGTCGTCCGATGGTCCGACTCCTGATGGAGTACAAACAGCACCGCCGCCGCCGCCGGTACCTCCAGCACCACCGTTTCCACCTGCACCGCCTACACCGCCTGATCCTCAAGCCTCCTCACAGTCAGGAGATAGTAGCACCGACGATAAAGATCGTAGTGGAGGAAAAATGGGGCATCATATTTCGGATATTGATACGTGGAAGCATGCAGACCGAAATTACTTTGTATTTGTGATTCTTTCCGTATTGCTTGGATTGCTTGGAGCAGACCATTTTTACCTACGTAGTTTTCACACAGGTATGATGAAGATTGTGTTCAATATCTTTACTCTTGGAATGTGGCATTATTGGGATTTAATACAGATTGTATATGACGGGCGAAAGATACGCGAGGAGGGTCTAACATCACCATTTGATTGGATTTGCGGTATTGGTCGTGGTGTATTTACTTCGGCAAAAACCGATGCTGACTCAAAGAAATATGTAGCAGAGAAGTCTTATCTTGTATATGCCGCATTAGCCATATTTTTCGGATTTTTAGGTGCAGATAAGTTTTATATGGGTCAGACGTGGCAAGGCGTTGCAAAGCTCCTGAGTGTATTTAATATCTTCCTTTTCTTGTTTGGATTCTTGTGGGTGCTGTGGGATGCTTTCCACGCACTCTTTTTGACAAAGAGTATCTTAGAAAATGGTATTTCTGCTCCCTTGCCGTATAATATGTTTTTCAAAGAGGCGATTGACGGCAAACAGTTTTTAGTAACACACTTAGTTACACCTGAAGATGCGGCGAAAGGTGGATTTAGCGGAATCGATTTGAATCCATTTTCGTTATTCAATAAACTCAAAGATGAGGTTGAAAAGATAATACCGGCAGTGCCTATACCAACCGTATCATACAAGGGATTATATAGCGATTTGGTGGTTCCGTTTATGACACCGACAGTTGTAGCAGCGATTAATGCGAGTAAGTCAACGGAACCAATTATGAAGATGCCTGAACTGCCCGATGCGCCAACAATGCCTGGATTGGCGAAGTTTGGGCTTCCTACATCAATTCCAACAGCACTGCCATCACTGCCGTCATTGCCATCATTGCCAACAGCTCCAACTGTAGCAGGCATTGGAATGCCAATATCTCAGGCACCGGCAGCACCGGCAGCAGCCGCCCCCGTTTCCGCAAATCTCCCGTCAATGCCTACACCAGCAGTTACAGAAGCAACGGCAGCAGTGACCTCACCAAATGGAGCAAAAGCCGCTTTTGCACCCATGCCGATTCAGAAGCAAAGCGGTGGTGCCCGTAATGAGTTCACGGCAGGACCAGGACCGGCAATTGCGGGTGTTCTCACGGCGGTCGTTATTGCGGGAGGTCTAAAAGGATTTTATGATATCATTAGTAAACAATACGGATGAAGATGCTAGATACCCAAGACGATTTTGAGACGATGTGGCTGGCAGACCCGAGTTCCGCCGCCGTTGATGGTATGAGAAAGTCCGATAAGACATTTCTCATATATTTTACCGCTAACTGGTGCGGATACTGTAAGCGTATTGACCTTAAGATGGTTGACAGGGTAGCAACGGCGAAGGGACTCACCCTCTGGAAGTGCGAGCATACGGTCAATGATTACACCGCCGGTTTCTGTGGCGTCCGAGGTTTCCCTACCTTTATGGCATTCCGTCCTAAGAAGGTTGTGGACCAGTTACAGAGTAGTAGCACCGAGGACATTTGCCGATGGATTGAATCTTTGTAGTAATTAAGTAAATGAATGTGGGGCGGACTATCATCATTGGGGGTGGTCTGGCTGGTCTATCTATTGCAGAATATCTTGCCGACAAGTTATCCTCCAATGATGTGCTCGTGTTGGAGCAATATAAGGCTTGGGGCGGGCGAGTTGTCACCTACCGTGATCCAAAAAAGGACATTCAGTACGAAATTGGTGCCGGTCGTATCTTTCACGAACATAAGCGAATCGGTGCATTGGTCAAGCGATTTGGGCTTCACACATATCCCATCTCTACGGAAAGCACCACACCAAACGGACTTCCCAACCCCTTCTTACAACTTTTTGAACCCGTCAGGCACATTTTACAAACCCTACCCGACGACGTACTTGCCAAGCACACTGTAAAAGAGCTCGTTCCCAAAGAGCTCCATTCAACACTCAGCTATTATCCGTATTGGTCCGAGTTCAATCTACTACGTGCAGATGTAGCCCTGCCCCTTTTCGCCCCTAAGAAACCAATGGGAACCGATAAACCAGCAGATTATTACGGTGTCGTAGAAGGGTTGGACGCAATCACAACAAATCTCTCCGCCGCCGCCGTAAAAGCCGGTGCCACCCTTAAAAACCGCCACACAGTGACAAATATTCAGCGGCTAGCACCTGATTTGTTCGAAATCACAGGACTCCGTGGCAAGAAGGCGAACCAGCGTCCTTTCAAATATCAGGCAAACCGAGTGATCATTGCAACGTGCCGCTGCGGATATAGCGACTTCAGTATTCTTAAAGAGATGCCTTTGATGAAACAGTTGGCAACAGGTGCATTAACTCGTATTTATGCGGTCTATCAACCACCGCTAGACATTACGGAAAAGGTTGTGACCGACGGTCCGTTACGTTATATTATTCCTATTAATCCGAAAACGGGTTTAATTATGATTTCGTATACGGACGGTGATGATACGCATTACTGGAACAAGTTAGACGGTGATGCGTTAGAAGACGCTATTCATACAGAATTTACAAAACTCTTTCCCGATAAAACAATGACAAAGCCAACTTATTTGAAGAAGCATGAGTGGCCGAATGGATGTACATATTGGCTTCCTGGCGATTATGACCCTAAAGAGGCATCAAAGATTGCCCATAATCCTGAGCCGAATCTCTATTTAACGGGCGAGTCGGTTAGCTTAAATCAGACGTGGATGGAGGGAGCGTTAGAATCGGTGGAGTATCTCAAGACCTTGTTAAACTAAAAACGACCACCAATATAAGGATGGCGAAATTCAAGCCTATCAAAGGTATAGGGTTTTATCTAATTGGGCTCGTGGCAACGCTCGCAATTATAGCATTATTTGTACATTGGAGCGGATATAATGCTCCCAGAATTCACGATGTTTGGGTGATTAATCTTGATAAGGATGCGGAACGCTGGCAAAATATCCAGTCTAAGACGAATCATCTCCAAAATAAGGTTCATCGGTGGTCTGCGACCTACGGCAAGGATTTGACGCGTGACCAGGCTCAAAAATATGGAGCGGGATATATTATTACACTAAGTCGTGATTTTGAGAAGGATAAACAGACCGATAGAATTACATCGGCAAACGCGGGTGCGGTCGGTTGCTGGATTTCTCATAAACGACTCCTTGCCTATTTAGCAGAGCAACCGAGTCAGGATAGTGCGGGACATCTCATATGTGAAGACGATGCGGAGTTTCCCGCCGATTTTTTGACGGGCGGAGACGCGTGGTCAAAAGTTTCAGCAAATATTCCTGCCGATTGGGATATAGTCTTTTTAGGTATTAAGAAGCCGATTGTAGGCACGGATATAGCCCCAGGCATTAAGAAGATGAAAACGACATTTAATAAGGGCAATTGGGGGACACACGCCTATCTTGTGCGCCACGGTGCACTCAAAACGAAGATTTTACCGAGCATCAAACACATGACAAATGAGATTGATGTTCACTATAATATGATGGCAGAGAACTGGAATATTTATTTATGCGACCCAACCGTCATACGATACAATAATGATCTTGCGGTAAAGTCAAATATTAATGTATAGCCAATACACTTGATTTAGAGCCCACTGTTTCATCACAGTTGATAATGCTCGGACGAATACAATAGGCGTTTATATCATCAAATAGTGTGCTATACTGTTCATCAATAGAATCTGTCATAAATCGCAATCCAGGTAGAAGTTTGGTTTTAATAGAGCCATGCTTCACTAAATACGCATAGGTGCCGTGTTGGCTCTTGCCGCTGCTTGATAGTTTCACAATATTATCGGCAATCGGGGACCCTTTGGCATCTTCAGCCATTCCAAGATAGACAATATCCCAATCACCAGGAATATATTTCGATATTTTTGACCATACATCATTGCCCGATAGGAAATCATCAGGCAAACCAACATCATCTTCTAAAATAAGATGACCGTAGTCATTTTGATGGTCCTGCTTTGATAAATGTGTTAATAGACGCTTGTGAGATAGCCAGCAACCTACAACACCCTTATTGATAAATTCGTCCATTCCTTTTCCTGATATACGTGTAAAATAGAAGCCTACTCCCTCTTTGTGAATGCTATCACGTTCGGTAATCGTCTTGCCGTCCATTCCAGGAAAACGATGGACAATACCTCCAAATCGGGCGGTGATGTCCCGCATATGATTCCATCGTTCCGTATCACGGTCTAGATTGATTACCCAAATATCATCAATGCGGGCGGCACTATACGGTGTAAGCATACGATATAAGACGATACCAACAAATCCGAGAATAACAACAAATAATATGAAATTATAAAGCTTCTGGGGCTTCATCCTAACCTATACAATTAAAAAAACTATAAACACAGGCTATTCGGTCATAGAGGTGGCAAGCCGGTCCGCTTCCGCATTTCCCCGTGACGCAAAGTCTGCCGCCCCCGTATGAGCCGGTACATGTACCATAGATGTTACTAACCGAATACTTTTCCACATCAACCACATTGGTTGAATAATATCCTGGTGTAGTACGGGCTTTCCGTCTGCCTTTCGCCACCCTTTTCGTTCCCACCCTTCGCACCACTTCAAGAGCACATCGATGCTATACTTCGAATCGGTGTAAATGGTCGCCCCTGTGTGCCGTCCATCCGCAATGTACTTAATACTGTACTCCAAAGCCCTCAGCTCAGCACGTTGATTAGTTTGCGGCTCGTGTCCCGGAATAGGAGCAGCATATTGGTGAACGATAGTATTTCCGTTACAAATATGAACACCGAATCCCGCTTTAGCTCCTACACGACCATTATTTCGTGCTGAGCCGTCACAGAATAGTGAGAGTCCTAACGGACCAAGTGATCCCATTTATCATTCGAACAGAAAAAGAAAATACTCATCATTTTTTAGAGTATGTCGGTGACTTCAGATTTAGCACGGTATCTTTTTCACATTATTGCCGTTGGACCATTATTTCTCTATGTAGGACTACAGCGTGAAAATGTGCCAGAGCATGTATTTACAGCAGTTGGCATTTTAGGTCTTGTTGTTCTATTCTACCATTCGTATAAGGCGTACCTCAAACTGAAGGATGGTAAAAGTGCCTGGGTCAATTGGATTCATATTCTGCTCATTGCACCTCTCTTGCTCATTATAGGATACTTGAAAAAAGACGCAAATCGTCGTTATTTTGAGATGATGTTAATGTTAGGATTTGCTGCGATTGGATATCACGGTCTTTACCTAATGCGTGAAATGATATTTAATTGAGCGGGAGATGCTAGCGGTCTGAAGCACGTAATTGTATGATATAGATATGCCGATGATGAAGAATAAGTATGATGGCAGCGGGTACACTCGGCACCGCGAATATAAGGAGGAATCCACTCTTTTGCGTGAGTTCGTACGTAATGAATCAACATATTTGCCTTCGTCTTTGTAGTCTGATTACAGCCGGCGTGAGGGCATTTAAAGGAAATAGCGACCGCAGGATTTTCCGTAATACCACCTAGAACTTCCTTCTCTTTTTCGGTTAGCTTTATATTATCGGCGTGTCTAGTCGCAAGGTGATTCAAATAAGCACCACGCTGTTTGAACTGTGGAGTATTTGTACAACGATTACATTGAAACGGTAGTTTATCATTATGACTCATAATATGATAATGCATAGTATTCTGGTTCATAGTAATCTTACCGCATCCATTATGCGGGCACACATAATTCCCATCATTATTCTTTACATATTTTACTACAGAGGGGGTAGATTGGACACATTCAACGGAATTATTTAAGGACATTGTGTGATAATTCTATAATCATCACACACGGTTTCAATTTTTTTGCCACCAATGACTACGCCACCGCCACGTATCGCAATAATTACAATGGTAATCGGTGCGGATTACGAAAAAGCTATGGAG